TCCACTTTGCTTGCTGATGTTCAGCCAAGTCATATCTCGCAGTACGTTCACAAGAAGGGGTATGTCGGCAACCGGCACCGCTCGGTGCTGTCCAACGCTTACCAGTTGGCGAACCTCAAGGGTTGGTGCGAGATAAACCCGACTGCCCCATATCAGAAGATCGTCCACAAGGCCAAAGAACCCAAGCGCGTTGTCGAGGTATTTCTTGAGGACGTTTTTAAGATACGCGAAGTAGCGATTCCAGAGGTGCAGCGGTTGATGGATATTGCATGGCGCACCGGCTTACGCAAGAGCGATCTACTCTACCGCTTGCTTTGGGATAACTTGAGCGACACGCATCTGCGCGTTGAAATTGGCAAGACCCGCCGCCCTCTATTGTTCGTGTTAGATGACGCACTGCGCGAGGTTATCGAAAGTTGCCCCAGGCGATCTGAGTTTATTGTGACGCACAGCGGAGGCGAACCGTGGAGCGTGTCGGGATTTGATTCGACTTGGCGGCGCACCCGCGCACGCAGCGGTGTGGAGAATTTTGAGTTTAACGATCTACGCCGCTTTGCGGCCCAGGAAACTGTGCGGATCACCCGCGATGAGGCGCAGGCGCAGAAACTATTGGATCACACGCACAAAAGCACTACGCGGATATATCTGGCAGGGATGGCGATGGAGGTGCAGCCGCTACGCTAAATCCAAGCGCGGCATGGTCTTTACTTGATTGGGCATAAGGCGTGCCGCTACCGCGTGCTGATGCACCACCGGCCTGCCGTTGGTCGATGTGAGATAGGGGATGCCGTTACGCGATAACCAACGCTTTTGCGCCCCGGCCTGCTTGAGCCCGGTGATGTCCTCAATATCTTGTCTGGACAGAATCACAACTAAATTGTTCCCCGCACGATTGCGGGATTGATAAATGCTTGAGTCTGAGCGGCGACCCGGCCATTATTCTGGTAACGAAATCGGGTAGTGCTCATTCCAACGACAAGCGTGCCGCGCTCGTCCGTTACGCCCACGTTAATAATTTGATAGGTGTCCAGACCACCGGGGTTATCTCCGTTTGCCGGGGTAACAAGGTCAAAGTATTTGTCTATCAACTCGTCCATTTTTCTCTCCGTTGGTAGGTTCGCCCCACAACCGGCGAGGAGGAAAACGCCGGTTGTGGGACTGACCTAACGCGAACGTGGGCGGGATGGCCCACGCACTACCATGCGCTAGGCTTTATTGAATTGGTTTGCGAAGTCATTAAGGATCGGCGCAATCGTGTCTTCAAAGGTTGGCGTTTTGTGGACTTTCATTACCGGCCAATCAATCCGCTCAATACAGACCCTCAAGTGGTGCGTATTGGTGTCAATCGCGCCTGTTGATCTAAGCGTAACCTCGGCGATGTCATCTGCGTCCAGGCTATCAAGTGCGGTGTTTATGTCATCAAGCCGGTGCAGGCACTCGTCGCGTAATTGCGTCAGCCAATACCTCGCCTCCTTTTCGTCATCAGTCATGGTTCTGCTCCCATTTGTCTGCAAAAAACCCGCCAAGCATCAACAGCGTGCCCCAACCGGCAAAGATCAAAAGGTAGATGATTGCTTGCTCAGTCATAGCGGCCACCATGTCATGCTTGCGCGCTTTTTAACGTGGCAGTTGCGTTTGATTCCCTGCGCCGCCAATCCCTCGCGCCGCAATTCGGGCAAACGTCTGCCGGGTATGTATCTGTCGCAGCCCATCCATCGCGCCAGTTCCGCACTCGTTCTGCCGGGGTGAGCGCGCAGTGCGTCATAAACCCGCTGACACTGCGCGCTGCGTATCCCGCTGCGAGTGATCCAATCAGCCGTTTCGTGGCTCGTAATCGGGTCGCTTGTTCGGGCGTACATGGCTAGAAAGGAATGTTGTCATCAAAGTCGCCCGACTCCGCTTGCGCGGCCTGGGGGCGCGGCTGATACGGTTCGGGGTCAAACAGGTTGGCAAACACCCGCGTGTCGCCCTCTTTGCGCTCGAGCCCGGCGAGGTTGATGTGCGCATCGAGGGTGATGTAAGCCTTGCCCTCATGCTCGTGCAACGCGCCGATGTTCACCCACCGGGTTTTTTCGCTGCCGTCCTTGGTAGTGTATTTGCCGTTTGCTACCACCAGTTTTTTCTTGATCATTAGTTGTTCTCCTGTACAAGTTCGCCATCAACAACATCATTAAGTTCGTCGCGTTTCATTCGGTAAGCATCCCGCACCATCTCTTTTGCCTTGTCAGGCAGGGTTTTCGCATCGTGAATAATCGCTTTTAGATCGGCCTCGCTTTGGGCCTCGTCAATGCGCACCATCAGGTCATCGGCTGAAACCTTGGCGATGCGGTCCTTGAGGTCAGGCTTTTTGACTACCTCGGCCTTGACCGGCGCGGCATCGAAATCACCAACTTCCTCTGGTGTGTAAATGCCAACCGCAACACCGGGATAAACTGTGCGGATGCCCTCGCTGATGACCCTTGATCGAAGCATTGCGCGTGGGTACTGTTTCCAGGTTTGCTTGCCGGTCAGCCCTGCTGCTTTGGCACGATCCATCGTCCACTCAATCTCCAACTCACCCCCTTGTGGGTGGCTGAACAATCCGGCCACCTTCTTGTCGGTGTATGAAGTCCATTTAACAACGCCGCCTGCCGCTTGAAAGCGTGCAAGCATGGCATCGGCCTTGAGTGCGGGTCGGCCCTGGATAACGTGGTAGTCGCGTGCCGCTTGCGCCGGGTGCGCGCCCTCAGCCTGCGCAACCAACATAAGGGCAACCGCTTGCTCGACGGTCTTGATGCCAAACAATCCGCTTGCAGCAATGCGCTCTCCCATTTTCTCAATGTCTTGATAAGGTACTAATGTGCTCATGGTTTCTCTCCTTTAAGTACGAATCGGCGTGAGCCGTTGGTAGTGGTTACAAATTCCTTGTAGACCTCTGGCATAGCGGCTTTGAAAGCCTTGTTGTCGAACCGCTTACTTGGTTTCGTGTTCTTCCAAGTCGCAAGCACCCGCCCCTCGATGTCGGTCAACACAGCGTGTTCGCCCATCTCGCCCTGGATCGCAGTTTCTAAAACTGCCTTTTGATCACTCAAGGTTGCAATGGTGGCTTTGACTTGGCGCAGTTTCTTTGCCGCCTTCACTAAGGTTGGATCGGCAACGATCTTTGCGCCGTCATCTTTCGGGAATAGCCGTTTGACATCAGCCTGCGATACCGCCGGGGGTGGGTCGCCTTCTTGCACCCGCAGCCACAACCGTGCCATGCACTCTAAGATCATTTGCTGCAAGTCCTCGTCGGCCTCAACCTCAAAAATCTTTAGGTCGCGGCCCCGCATCAGCACCGGCACAAAAGCCAGTTGCAACCCGGCGCAAGCCAGTTGCTCTTGCACTTGAATGGTGATGTGGTCAGGTAACTCGTCGTAATACAGAGAAGTGGTCTTAGCCTCAACAATCGCCGCTGTCGTTGTCGCACGGCCTGTGCTGATGTTGGTGGTCTGCCAGTCTACTGATCGTGCGTCTATGGTTGCGCCAATGAAGTCGAATTCCGGGTGGCGAAAATGCTTTTGGAAGTCCGTGAGTTCGATCCCGGTTTCACGCGTGAACTCGTCAAGCACAAGGCTTTCGTTATGGTTGCCAAAGCGAATCGGAAACGTGTCAATCTCTGTCGGCTCACCGCGCTTTGCGAGGTAAACGTCCAGGGGGCTAGCAAAGGGGCTGACACCGCAAGAAGGCGCGGCATCTGAACTGCCCATGTATTTAGTGCGGTCTAACATTCCGCACGCTCAAACGCCTTAGCAGCGGCTAGCAGAACGTTTAGCCGGTAGCCTATGCTTTCAAGATCGCAAACACCGTCCTCGATGTTCTGCTCACTGAAAAGTTTTCCCGCGCGGCTGAAATACGATGCCAGTTGAGTGCAGTCATTCTCAAAATCGCCGCACTGTTGCTCAACCCATGCTTGATGTTCGTGGTCTGCCATCTGGTCGGCAGCGGGATCGTCCTCGATTAAAAACAAGTGGCTCATTTATCTCTCCTGTAATAACGTGGGGTAGTCCACAACATAATGCTACCACAAGAGTGATACCGCAGCCACAATAGTTTTAACAATAAATAACTATTGTGTTATCAAAGGGTTAGCCTCCCCATTGCGGGGGGCTTAAATTAAAACAGCGTTTGCTTTGCCTTTACCACACCAATCAGGTCGGCATCACCGTTAATCTTTTGAAGTTGCGGGGTCCAGATTGGGTTTAGTGCTTTCAAAAACTTCTGATCACCTTCCAACACCAGTTGCTTAAAGGTCGCCGCGTTTTCATCCTTCAATCTAACCACAACATAATCGCCATTCTCAGGTTGGCGTGCGGGGTCGATAAGGATGGTGTCACCGTCTTTAAAGTCAGGCTCCATGCTGACCCCGGATACTTTGAGTGCAAACATTCTTTTTTCCTTGTCTTTAACCTTGACGGCCCAAGGTATCCGCTCATCAACAGCAACAAACTCCGCGATCTCAGTCCATGCGCCTGCTTGCACCCAACTAATAACAGGCACGCTGATGATTGCGTGGTCGACTTTCTCTGTGCTTTTGGGTTCACCTTCACCAGTGGCAAGCCACCGGATATTGACCCCTAAGCAGTCAGCCAAGGTTTGTGTGTGTTGTGATGATTGGCTACCTCGCATCTCAAGGTTTGAAATTGCGCTTTGACTGATGTCAGCGCACTTAGCGAGTTCGGTCTGGCCCATCCCCGCCAATCTCCTCGCCTCTTTTAGCCTCTCTCCAAGACTCATGCTTATATCCCCACAGTTTTTTTTTACAGGTACTTTAAGTAGAACGACCAAACTGCACATTACCACAAATGGGGTCGATAATAGACTAATAAGTTGGGTTTGCAGAGCAATCACAAAAGTGGTATTCTCGCGCCCATGAAATGCGTTGCAGAAATTGTAGAAAAGGTTGGTGGGCAGTCAGCATTAGCCAAAATGTGCGGCGTGCGCCAATCGCACGTATGGAATTGGCTTAATCGCCGAGGCAGTAAAGGTATACCGCCGCAACACGTAATTACGGTTGAGCGCGCTACTGGCATCCCCAGGCATGAGATCAGGCCCGATATTTTCCCCGACGAGGGCGGGATATGAGCCTTTTCGCCATCGTGCCCAACGAGGTTATCGCCGACCATAACCTAACGCTTATCGAAACCCGCGTCCTGATTGCCCTTTATTCTTACCGCGATCCCAAAAGCACCCGCCCGGTGTGGCCTGGAAGGTCTGCGCTGTCTGAGCGGTGCGGATACCACCCAAACGTCATCAGCAACGCCACGACAAGCCTCGCCAGAAAGGGGTGGATTGCAAAACGTCAACGAGGCAAAAAGCGAACCGCTGTATACGAGATTCTCGGCAAGGATTCGCTAACCGATCCGGTTAGTTCTAAAGATAGTGCCCTAACCGAACCCGTTAGGGGTGCTGTAACCGAACCGGTTAGGGCCATAGGAACAGACCACTTAACAGACCATAACAACAGGAGAGCGAATGGAAATCTTGCAAAGTCAGCAGCGGGGCGAGCCTTGCTTGCAGAGCAAAGAATTGCCGCCAAAGGTGATCGCTAGGTTTTGGACGCGCATGGCCGAGATTTACGGACACAAGTGGGCCAGCCAGTTTGGTGATTGCGCTGACCCTGATGGTGGCCTGACGAGCGCGGCACAGACATGGGCGCAGGGTTTGGCAAGCATTCCTTTGGAGAGCATCAGCGTGGGCTTTTCGGCACTGGTGAAGAAGGGCAGCGAATGGCCTCCATCGCTACCGGAGTTCCTGGCAACGTGTCAACCGGCCAAACGCCTCGCCCCATATCACAAGATGGCGATAGCACTGCCGTCACCACCAGTCGACCCGATATTAGTGCGCGATTCCTTGGCCCAACTGCGGAAGATATTAAACAACTCCGCTTATGCGCAGGGCGGGAAATCTGGCGCAAGCGAAAAAGTCAAACCCCAACAGGTCGCATAACCTGGGGGGAATGGTTTAGGCAGAAGTTTGGGATAACCCTTGAGCAACTTACCCAGGAAACTAAACAGGAGAGAGAGAATGGTTAGACGCTTTTTTACTTGGGAAGGTCTGATTTTGGCGTATCTGTTGGTGGTCGTCCTTGCCCTCACTGGTTGCTCGTCTACCTACGTCAGCACCAAGGTTGGCGAAACTGAATATGTCTGGCAAATGTCGCTAGAAAAAAATGAGGTTTTAGATTGATGAATGAAGAATCGGATTTGAAGAGATGGGGCGGGATCGCATTAGCGGTGATCGTTTTGATTTTCGCGCTTGGCGCAATCGCCGGTTGTGTAGAGGTTGGACAGACCACGGGCGGCGTTGAAGTTTGCACCGGCGATACTACTGAATGCGGTGATGCTCACGATGAATCGGACAGCAGCACAAGCACAACGACTAATTGACAAAGATAGCCCCGCTACCTTGCTTTTACATCGTCCTTTCGGTTTAACAGTGGGTCTGGTCGCCCGTGGGTAGTGGGGCTTAATTTTTTGGTGAACTCTCGCACTAAAGGCAGGGCAGGCGAGCAGGAAATCGCACGCACGCTGCGCGATGAGTTGGGGTTGGAAATCACCCGCAACTGGCAGCAACAGGCGGCGCAGGGTGGGGTGGATATTGTGGGGGTGCCCGGTTGGGCCATCGAGGTCAAACGCGCAAAGCAATGGAGCAATGATTGGTGGACGCAGGCCACAGCGCAAGCGGTGCGTACAGGTGAAAACCCGGTGCTTCTTTATCGCTTGGATCGGAAACCTTGGCGTGCACGGTGCTGCGCTTGTGCTGTTGGTCTGCACCTTCACTTTCAGATGGAAATGGATTTATTGGATTGGGTGAGCGTGGTGCGCGAGCAATTATGCACAGCGTGAGTGTCACCTTATGCCCGAAAGAAATGATGGTTGCAGGGTTAAATGGGCAGATGCGCCAAGTAGAGAACGTTCGCAAGAAGTACCGACCCCCGACAATGGGGTGCGGTCATTTCAAAGATTGGCAGTTGCACGTTGAGGGCGCGCTTGCAGAGTGGGCGGTTGCTAAACACTTGGGCGTGTACCCATCTGGTTTTGAGTTTGGCAGTGGCGACCTGGGCCGTTATGAGGTCAGGTCATCGCCCAACCCTAAAACGCTGATGTATATGAAACCTACTGATAAGGACGATCACATATTCATCCGCGTCACCGGGGTGAATGGTGATTACCAGATACACGGTTGGATCACCGGGAAGGATGGCAAGCAGTTCCCAAAAGAGGACAAGTACAACAATGACAGACCGGCAATATGGGTTCCGTATGCAGCACTCAAGCCGATGAGTGAACTACCGCGCAATGCCTAAATTCCGGTTTAGATACGATGTCAACGACCCGCCTTGCGATACCTGTTTGTGGGCATCCAAGTGTGAGCATGAGTGCGCTGCGTTCCGTGCTTACAGCAAATGGGGGCATAACGTGGAACCACCACGCAAAGCAGATGAAAACAAAAACAGTCGCCGCCGATAGCCTGATCCCCTATGTCCGCAACCCGCGCAAGAACAGCGCGGCAGTGGATATAGAACAATCCTTAATGACCACATGAAGGAAGATGAGTGGGCCACGTTTGTCTCCGACGTTTGTGGGTGTCTCAACGTGGCATCGAAACCCGGTGCAATCGTCTATCTGGTTATGAGCGCACAGGAATGGCCGCAGATAGACAAAGGTCTGAGAGATGCGGACTTCCATTGGTCGTCCACAATCATCTGGGCGAAAGACAGGTTGGTCTTATCCCGCAAGGATTATCACACTCAGTACGAACCGATTTGGTATGGATGGAAGAACGGCAGTGCGCGTTTAGTTGTGGTCGCAGACCGGAAGCAATCTGATCTGTGGGAAATCGAAAGACCAAGGGTTTCGGAACTTCACCCGACAACCAAACCAATCGAGTTAGTAGAGCGTGCTATCAACAACAGCAGCAAAGGCGGCGACCTCGTGCTTGACCTCTTTGGCGGGAGCGGTAGCACGCTGATCGCTTGCCAGAAGAACGGACGCAAGGCGCGGTTGATGGAGTTAGACCCGAAATACTGCGACGTTATTGTGAAGCGGTGGGAGCAGTACACAAGCGAACAGGCAACGTTACGACAGCGGGAGGCCGCTTAATATTGCGCTATGAATGAACCTAAAAAGAAGGTCGGCAGACCGCAGGCCGAGATTGATCTGGAACAGGTCGAGAGGCTTGCCGCTATCGACTGCACGGAGCCGGAGATTGCCGCTGTGCTTGGTATTGATTATGCAACCTGGAAGCGACACAAGAAACGCAACCCGGACATAGTGGAAACCGTAGAGCGCGGCAAAGAGAACGGCAAAGCATCGTTGCGCCGGTTGCAGTGGAAAACAGCAAGTGAGGGCAACCCAACGATGCAGATATGGTTGGGCAAGCAACGCCTTGGTCAACAGGACAAGAAGCACATCGAGCAACAACAACTGGAGCCACTGGTAATTGTCACGGATCGAACTGACGAGAGCGCAGACGAGGGTATTCGAAAGCAAGCAGAGGTTTCGGGTGCTGGTAGCGGGGAGGAGGTTCGGAAAGACCTACCTCGCACTCACTGAACTGCTCCATGCCTCAATCGCTAAACCCGGCTCAATCAATTGGTACGTTGCGCCGACTTACCGGCAGGCCAAGCAGATCGCCTGGAAAAGCCTTAAACAAATGATACCGCCGTCACAGATTGCCGCGACTAACGAAACGGACTTGAGCGTGGAGTTGCACAATGGAACCACCGCAGCACTTAGGGGTGCTGACAATTACGATGCTCTGCGTGGTGTCGGCCTTGACTTTGTGGTTATGGACGAGTTTGCCGATATGCACGCCGGTGCGTGGTTTGAAGTCCTACGACCAATGCTTGCAGACAAACAAGGTCGCGCACTCTGGATTGGTACACCGAAGGGGTACAACCACTTCCATGACCTATATCGCTATGCCCAGGACACACCCGAATGGGGCGCGTGGCAGTTCACGACAGCGGACGGAGCGCGGGTTGCGGATGATGAGATAGCCGCAGCGCAGCGCGACATGGGGGAGCGGGAGTTTCGCCAGGAGTTTATGGCAACGTTTGAAGCCCTGGCAGGCCGGGTTTACAGCAACTTTGACCGCGACGAGAACGTGCAAGGGGTGATGGACAATGGCGGCACACTGTATATCGGCATGGACTTCAACGTTGACCCGATGACTGCTGTGATTGCCGTCAAAGCCGCAGACCAATTGCACATCCTTGACGAGATCGAGTTGGGCGATAGCAATACTGAACTGATGGCAGGCGAACTGAAACGCCGCTTTAAGAGCCGCAGCGTGGTGGTCTACCCCGACCCATCAGGCCGCGCACGCAAGACGAGTGCACCTGTTGGACGCACTGACTTTGCGATATTATCCAACGCCGGGTTTGATGTGCGCGCACCACGGCACGCCGCCCCGGTTGTGGACCGCATCAACACGGTACAAGCCGCACTAAAAACCGCAGACGGTAAACGTAGACTTTATCTAGACCCGCGCTGCAAGAAACTAATACGCGCCCTTGATGGGCTTACCTATGTCAACAACCAACCGGATAAGTCCGGGGGGCTTGACCATATCACTGACGCACTTGGATACCTAATCATGGGCGAATTGCCTTTGCGCAGACACATTGAACCACGACAACCTATACGGTGGAGTTAAATGGCTAACGAGAATATAACTCAGACCGGTGCAACTTATGACGCTTACGCAACACGATGGGAGTTCCTGTTGCGTTCTTACCTGGGCGGCGATGATTGGCGGAACGGTCAATACTTGACCAAGTACAAATTGGAAAGCGAACAGGACTTTAAGGAGCGACTGAACCAAACCCCACTGGATAACCAGTGCAAGAACGTGGTTCATATCTACTCATCATTTATCTGGCGTGATCGCCCGACCCGCGAGTTTGGTGGGATCAAAAACGACCCGGCGTTGGAACCGTTCTTGAATGATGCCGATCACGATGGCAGATCGTTCAACACGGTCATGCGCGAGGCAACTATCTGGTCATCGGTTTATGGTCACTGCTGGTTGTTGCTCGACAAGCCAAGCATTGAGGCCGCAACCCGCGCCGAAGAACTGGCCGCAGACATTCGACCCTACCTTACGCTGATCACACCCGAGAACGTCTTTGATTGGCGTTATGAGCGTGTGCCGTCCGGCGCATACCGTTTGAGTTATCTGAAGGTACGCGAGATGGGTGACAAACGCCGGTTCCGCATCTGGACTCCCGAGAGCATTGAACTATGGGAAGCCGAAAGCGAGAAAGACCCGCTACTGGTTGAGCGTATGGATAACCCACTTGGGGCGATCCCTGCCGTGTGCGTATATGCGCAACGCTCATCTATTCGCGGCGTTGGGGTGTCGGACGTTGCTGATGTGGCTGACATACAGCGTGCGGTTTACAACGAGTTGTCAGAGATCGAGCAGTTGATCCGCATCGCCAACCATCCCTCGCTTGCCAAGACCGACAGCACGGAAGCAAGCGCAGGCGCAGGCAGTGTGATCCAGATGCCTGATGACCTTGACCCCGGCCTGACACCGTTCTTATTGCAACCCAACAGCGGCAACCTCGACGGCATCCGCGCAAGCATCGAGGACAAGATCAAAGCAGTGGATCGGGTCACGCACCTGGGCGCGGTGAGGGCAACGGAGAAGCAAGCCAAAAGCGGCATCGCCTTGCAAACCGAGTTCCAGATGCTCAACAGCAAACTGAGCGAAAAGGCTGATCTATTGGAACTGGCCGAGGAACAACTGTGGACACTGTGGTGTGCTTGGCAGGGCAGGGAGTGGGATGGGGTTATTGACTACGCCGACTCGTTTGATCTACGCGATTATCAGTCCGACCTTGAGTTCTTGCAGATGGCAAGGGCAAGCGGCCTGCAAAGCGGCACGTTCCAACGAGCGATAGATCGTCAGATCGCCGCCCTGGTGGTGGATGATGATGAACTGGCCCAGGCTTACGATGAGATAGCACAGCAACGCATAGTCGGTCAGTTCACCACGGAGTTGCCGGTTGCCTAGCCCCGCAGAGATTCGCCGCCTGCAAAGGGCGCATGAGCGGCTAATCGAAAGGCTTGATGCTGAACATGGGCGCAGGCTTGAGGGGGTGTTGGAAACCCTTGAGCATGAGATAGAGAAACTGGTAACGGCGGGTAAGATTACCCCAGCCCAGGCAATCGAAAAGCGGGTAACTATTGAGGCCGCAATCCGTGGAACGTTCCTTACCTGGGCGCACGATAGCGTTTCAGAGTACGACAACGTGGCAGGGGGGGTTGTTGCCATGATGCAGAAACTTGGCTCGATTGAGGGTTGGGTTGCTGCTGATGCCGCCACCGTCAATCAGTTAAAGCGCATCGCCTTTGCAGGCTACGAGGACATTGCCGCAAGGTTTGTGGATACCCTGGCGACCGGTCTTTACCAGAACACGTTGGCAGGGCGACCCGCTACCGATACGGTGCGCGAGATGCGTCAAGCAATCAATGGCGTGTTCGCCAAGAGCGACGATGCTGCTGCGATGGAACTGGTGGAGTTTGTCAAACAGTACCAAGATGACCCGAGCCGCGCCAACGAGGTGGCAGAGGCAGTGGAGCAGTTGCATACCATCCATGCGCGTGACCGGGTGGGCAATAACCTACGCCGCTATGCGTACCAACAGGTTCACGATGCGCTGATGCAGTTCAATGGCTCGTTCACCCAGGCCAAGGCGCAAGAGGCAGGGCTGACCCATTATGAGTATTACGGTTCTTTAGTGCGTGACTCGCGCCCCTGGTGCGTATCCCACGCAGGCAGGGTTATGAGCCAAGATGAAATCAGAAAGGCATGGGCTAACAGCAGTTGGCAAGGTAAATCATCTGGCGATCCTTTTGTGGTTCGCGGTGGCTATAACTGCCGCCATCACTTTATGCCAGTCGATCCAGACTGGTACGGTGACGCGGCGCAACCCGGTGGCTAAATATGGTAGACGAATCAACAGACACAAACGACACGCAGACCGAACCAAGTACAACCGAAAGCAAAAGCATCGAACCCGCTAAGGTATTTACCCAGGATGAGGTGGATGCAGTTGTCAAGAAGCGTCTGGAAAAGCGTAATCGAGAAGTTGAGCGCAAGTTTGATGGTGTAGACCCGGAGGAATATCGCGCAATGAAAGCCGCGCAAGATGCCGAAGAAATGGAACGGCAAAAGGAGCGTGGCGACTTTGAGAATGTGATGAAACAGACTGTCGAGAAGTGGGAAGTCAAAACTAATGCCCTTCAGGACGAACTGCGCCGGGTTAAGGTAGATGGCGCGCTGTTATCTGCCGCAAACCGGGGCAAGGCGATCAACGCCGAACAGGTGGCGAACCTGTTGCGATCCAACGTGCGCATGACAGAGGATGGGTCGGTTGAGGTTGTCGATAACGGTGGAACCGCCCGGTATGACGATCACGGCACACCACTGACCCCGGATGCCTTGGTAGACGAGTTTTTGTCAGGAAATCCGCACTTTGTTGCCGCAAACCCCGGTGGCACTGGTTCGCAATCGTCTGTCGGTGGCGGGTTGAGCAAGGAGAAGGATATTATGGAAATGAGCCATGAGGAATTCGGGGAATATCGAAAGACGGCGTACAAAAAGCCAGGGTATATCAAGATGGCTTGACATGGCCCTGAGAGGGCGTACAATCGCCACTACTGGGTTTTTATACAGTACCCCTAGACCGGGCTAGGTAAACCTCTCGGGGTCGTCAGACCGCGCTGACGTTAATCAACCGGGGTGGTTGGCACCGTGGCCGACCTTTGCAAACACGGGTCTTTTAACCGTTATTGCATTGGAGGCCGTTAATGGCAAGCACCACCACAACCACTCTCGACGATCTGTTTACCAGTATCGTTCGTGAAGCAATTTTCACCGCTCAAGAATCATCGCTTGTGCGTAATCTCGTCACCACCTACGACATTTCCGGTGATGACGGCAAAGCAATCCAAGTGCCCATCTATCCCGAAGTGTCTGCCGCCGCGCTGACAGAGGGATCGGATATGTCCTCGACTGCCGTTTCAACGTCGAGCGTCACCATCACTGCCGCTGAGGTTGGTGTGCAGGCTGTTCTCGCTGATCTCGCCGCTAAATCTTCTGCTCGTAATATCGCCGCTGATCTTGGTAGGGTCTTGGGCGAGGCAGTTGCCAAAAAGATGGACGAAGATTTGATCGCCCTGTTCGATGGTTTCTCAACTTCCTTGGGCGCGACTACCACCGAACTGACTGCCGCACATTTCTTCAATGCCGCCGCGCAGTTGGACAACGCGAACGCACCTGGCAAGAAATTCGCTGTTCTGCATCCGTATCAGGTTTACAACATGAAAGCGAGCCTGACCAATACCTTTGCGAACCCGAACGGTGGCGACCTACAGAACGAAGCCATGCGTAACGGCTACGTTGGAACCCTTGCAGGGATCGACATTTTTGAATCAGCCAACATTACTGTTGATGGTTCTGGCGATTCCAAGGGCGCAGTGTTCGTGCCTCAAGCGATTGGCCTTGCCGTCAAGTGGGATGTCAATATTGAGCCGCAGAGGGATGCGTCGATTCGTGGTTGGGAACTCAACGCCACTGCCTGTTATGGAGTGAGCGAGTTGAAGGACGCCTACGGAATCGAAATGTACTTCGACGCCGGTCTCTAATAATTCCTGACAAGGGGGGTGCGGGTAATACCGTGCCCCTCACCCTTGGGGGTTAAAGCATGGCGATGAGTGCTGACAGTGATCTGACGGCGTTACAGCCGGACATACTCACTTACGGTATTAGCGCGTTCACTACAGAACACGCAAAGGCTCAGGCTGACATTCAGCGTGAACTGCGTATCTACTGGTGGCCATTTAAGAACATCAGCGGCGAGATGAACACCACGCTGTTGACTGAATCTCAGTTTACCCGGTGCGCCGCTTACCGCGTCCTCGGTTGGTACGCACTGCCGCAACTCACCAAGTGGGAAGCGTCAGGCAATGAGGACAGGTATCAGCAGATGATGAAGTTCTACCGGGATGCGTACTCGGAAGAACTGGATCGCATCATCAAGGACGGCGTGGAGTATGACGCGGACGAAGATGGAACCGTGTCGTATAGCGAAAAGACCTCCTTGCATTTTGGGCGACAGGTGAGATGAAGGTAAACGTTACGCTCGACGATAAGAAAGTCCAGGCAATGCTTAAGGCTTTCCCGAAGCGTATCGAGAAGTCATCACGCAAAGCCTTAGCCAAGGCATCGGCGTTTGTGGAGTTCGTTGTTAAAAAACGAACGGCAAGAGGGCAGGGGTTTGATGGCGCGTTCCCTGGTTATGCTGCATCCACCAAGCGATCAAGGGGTAAGCGGGGGCGAAGCACTGGCAGGGTTGATCTGATGGATACCGGCCAGATGCTTTCATCAATGTTGTGGAAGGTTAAAAGCCCATCCCTCGGTTTAGTGTTCTTTTCAAACACTCTGGCCGCACGAAAAGCAATGTGGCACCACACCGGCGCAGGGCATCTGCCAGTACGCAAGTGGTTCGACGTAAACAGTCGTGAGGAGGTATTGGTTGGTAATCAGTTCCGCAACGAATTCATCAAGCAGATGGCTAGGGCATGAGCAAGCGTGAAAGCATCGCAAGCAACATTATCACTGTTCTGGATGCGATGTCATCGCCCGAACTTGCAAAGATTACACGCGATCCGTTCCAGGTCGACGATTTGTCAGACCAACAGTACCCGGCGGCGTGGATCGCAAGCAGCGAGGAAGTGCGCGCCGATACAACAATGGGCAGCACTACACGCGAAGGAACGATTGATTATGTCATCGTGGGTTACGTCAAAGGGTCAAGCATCGACACTTCTAGAAATGAACTTATCGAGGGAATCGAGGAAGCATTGGACGCTGACAGGACACGCGGTGGCTACGCTCTCAACACTGAAACTGTACTTATCGAAAGTGACGAGGGCGTTCTTTTTCCAATCGGAGCCGTGCGGGTCACTGTGCGAGTGACTTACGACTTCACGCAAGGAGCAACGTAATGAAACCAATACAGATGGAGTGCAAGGGGTCAATCGTCACGATTGTGTACCCCGAAAGAGTCAAAGAGTTGGAGGCTCGCGGCTGGACTGTCGTGGGTGCCAAAAAAGTGGTAGAGGCAAAGCCGAAGCCAATCGTAAACAAGCCTAGCGACGAGGAAAAATAGTTATGGCGAATCATCACGGAAAGGACGGCACTGTCAAGATTGGAGCGAACACTGTTGCCGAGATTAAATCATTCAGCCTGGACCAGACCTCAGATACGGTTGAGGACACTGCGATGGGCGACAGCATGAAGTCCTACAAAGTCGGCCAAGGCGATGCCTCTGGATCAATCACTTGTCATTTTGACGAATCCGACACAAGCGGACAGGGCGCAATGACGAATGGCGCGAGCGTGTCACTTGCCTTATATCCTGAGGGTGCGGATTCTGGCGACACCTATTACACGATGACTGCGCTTATCACGAGCGTGGGCATAAGTGTTGATATGGGTGGAATTGTGGAACGCTCGTTCGGGTTCCAAGTGACCGCAGGGGTGACCGAAACCACCGTCTAACAGGGGATAACAAATGTCAAATGGTGCTCAAGTTCTTGTCAACATCGAAAAGCATTGGCGATCTCAACTGGACAAGCAGATGGGGGAAGTGGTGGTGCCCGAATGGGATGTCACCATTTTCTTCAAGCCAATGAATCTGTCGCAACAAAACCGAATCTTCAAGTACGCGAATGAAGGATCGCTCGAATCACTGGTTGAAACGCTACTGATTCGTGCGCTTGATGCTGACGGAAAAAAGTTGTTTTCCAATTCCAATAAAAAGTTCTTTATGGAGAAGGCAAGCCCCTCATTAATTGCTGATGTGGTTTCCGCAATGAATGATGCTCCTGATACAACGATTGAGGATGCAAGAAAAAACTCCGAACCGGCGACCAAGAAATCCACCTGATATTTCGGGTTGCCGAACACCTTGGAATGACTGTCGGTGAGGTGTTTGAAAAGATGACTACGACCGAACTGACCTACTGGGCGGCGTGGTTTGAATACTGCGTCCAACAGCAAGAGATGAAACGCTAATGGCTACCGCTGACGCAACAATTAAAATTGTCGCAGAAGATAAAACCAAAAAAGCGTTTAAGTCGGTCAATGGGAATCTCAATAAAACGTCTGATGCTCTAAAGGGGCTCGCCAAAAGATTCATCTTTGCGGCGGGAGCGGCAGGGGTCGGTGGCTTCATTAAGTCCACCATTCACGCCGCTGACAAACTTGACAAACTCTCCACTCGTCTTGGTGTTAGCACTAAGGCATTATCCGAATACAGGCACGTTGCAGAAATTGGTGGCGTTACATTTGAAACGCTAACAATGGCTTGGCAACGCATGACTCGGCGCATTGCAGAGGCGGCTATAGGAATGGGCGAGGCCAAGGATGCGTTAAAGGAATTGGGTCTCAATGCCAAGGATTTGAACGAACTGCCTCTTGATGAGAAGTTCGAAATCGTTGCTGAGGCTCTTGCCGGTCTTGGCAGTGAGTCGGATCGTGTTCGCCTGGCAATGAAATTGTTTGACTCGGAAGGTGTTTCGCTGATTCAAACAATGGAAGGTGGCGCAGAAGGTATCAGGAAGGTTAGACAGCAGGCGCGTGATCTTGGTTTAACACTGGATAAAACCACTACCAAAGCGGCCGCGAAACTTGTAGACGAAATGGTTGGGGTAAAAGCGGCGTTGCAGGGAATTGCGAATAGCGCATTACCCGCTATCTTACCCCTGTTGACCAACTTTGCTGTCGTATTACAAGGTGGCATTAATGCTCTGAAAGATTGGGGGAAGGAACTTAAATTCCTCGCACTGGTGTTTGTCGAGTTATTCGTAATCAAAAAGATTACTCCCCTAATTCTCGCAATGAGTGGGGCAATGAAGGTTGCCACATTCTCGGCGCGAGCATTAGGGGTTTCGATGTTAGCCGCGTTCGGTGGTATCCCCGGTCTGATTGCAATCGCTGTCACCGGAATAATGATGTACACGGACGAGGTTCAATGGGCGATCAATAAGTTGGGCCAACTGACCGGCGTTAGCAACGATCTAATGCAAGATATGAAGAACCTTCCATTAACGCTTGCCGGGTTAATGGTTGCATTTATGTCCACTCTTGAAAAAGCGTGGAACCGAGTCACGTTCGGCTTTGATATTGCTGTCCTAAAAATGAAAAAGATATGGACAGGGTTCCAGATGTGGATTGTCAGGCAAGCCCACAAAATGATGATGGACATTGCTATCACACTAGCGGATGCAGGGTTAGATGAAGCGGCGGCGAAAGTGATGGATGCGGTTGGCAAATTAACCGGAACGTTCAATGGACTAAAAGATGGTCAAGCGCACACAAGACGAGAAATACAAAAGACAACAAGCACGTTAGAAAAAGCCAACGCCAGAGTTGATGCCCTGGCACTTGAAACAATCAAACTGATTGAGGCAGACAAAGACCTTACAAAAGCATCCAAAGATGTTGAGAAAATAATCGTAGAAGAAACCGGGGCAGTAAAAAAGTTGACAAAAGCGATTGGCGAATGCACGAAGGAATACAAATTCCTTTGGAACGGTGTTTTCGATCTCGACAAACTATTACAAAAGCCAACCGTTCACGAAGGCGAAAAAGAGTGGGAAGGGATGGCGATAACTCTTTCAAAAGCCGAGCAAGCGATGAAGGACTTTAAGGATGAGGTTGCGGACACTCAATTTGAGAGCGACATTCTCATCGACAAGATGGAAGTGCTTGACCAGTTATTCCAGGATGGGGCCATTGATGGCGACACTTACAAAGACACATTAGATGACCTGAGTGCGGCAATGGGTGATGCCGGTGAAGAAACGGTAATGCTGACGCAAGAAGTGACAGAGTTGCAGACCGCTTGGGAGAAGATGGTCGATGGCATCGACAGTGCTTGGACAGATATGTGGGTCGGCCTGTTCAAAGGTGACGGCATTGATTCGGTTAAAGACTTCCTCGGCAAGGTCAAAGACTTATTCCTACAGACGCTCGGCGAAATAGCGGCAGAGTGGACGAAGAAAAAACTGATCGAAATTATCACTGGTGGATCAGGGGGCGGGAGTCTGATTGGTTCAATCCTTGGGAACGCCGCCGGTGGAACGGCAACCGGAGCGGGAACAAGCGCGGGTGGTGGAATCATATCCAAGATTCTTGGTTCAATCTTTAAGGGGTCAACCTCAAGCGGGGTTTTGGCTACGTTTCCCGGTGCGGGTATAGCGGCCCCTGCCGGTGGAATGACAGGGGCTATGTATGGTGGCACTCTGCCTGCCGCCGGTGGCACTGCCGCAGGCACTACCGCAGGCACTGCGGGATTTTCTTGGGGTAGTCTGGCCGGTATCGGTGTGCCGCTTGCGATCGCCGCCTTTGGATTCGCCAAGAGCGCGAAGTTCAAGAAAAAGTTACGAGGCCAATTCGCCCAAGTTATCAGCGATCCAACAATCGTTGCGAACCTTGCAACCGGCCCTCTCGCCGGTGGCTTCAAAGTTCTTGGACAAGTTGGCGATCAAACATTTGCGCAAATAGGTGGGTCTGCTGCAAAGATGTTCAATAACTTTTCAGAAACATCAGGCGGCGTATTCAAAGACGTAGGCGGTTCTCTCGGAATGCTTCAGTTCGGACTCAAGGAAATGAAAGACGAGTTCGGCAATGTCATTGTGACCGCAACCGATTTTGCAGGGTTGATGGAACACATGGAGCAGATGGAGCCGTTCGTCAAGCAAGCCGAAGAAATCATGGCGAGTAATACCGCGCTTGAGATTCACAAAGAAAATATCGATCTGGTGAACAGCACCTTGTTCCGCGCCAAGGTTGCGTTCGAAAAGATGGGTGAATCTGGTAGAACCGCTCTGGAAAATGTCGATCAAAAATCGCAGACCTTTATAAACATAATGCAACGCGGATTCGTCAACGCCGTGGATTATGCCGCGCTCGGACTCGAGAACATGGGCGCAATGTCCTCAGAAATGTTTGAAGGGATGATCAACTTTGCCAACGATGCAACCGGGGAAATGAACGCGTTGGGTCGTGCGGCACAGAACGCAATCAACATTACGAACCAAGCAGGCGCGTTGGCTCATGGCGGCGGGATGCAACACGGCGGCTCGTTCATTGTAGGCGGCGGCGGCGGCACTGACTCTCAGCCTGTGTCATTTATGGCGACTCCTGGCGAACGTGTGACAGTGGATACCCCGAACCAAGCAAGGGCAAGCGGTAGCGATGGTGGGGGAATAGTCAAGGAACTGCGCGCCCTACGCCACGACCTTGCCGCTGTTGTTGCCAAGCCTATCGTCGGCGCAGTGACTAGAGGACAACTGGCGATGGCCGGTGGAGCGAGGCATTGAGTGTTTCAGACGCCCAATATCAAGCATGGCTCGCAGACCCACAAGAGGAGCGAGTCGTGCTAGCCGAGGTTAAAGCATACAGCGGCGGCAGTGAATCAACGTATTACCTCGGTTCGAAATACTTTCACACCGGCGCATCTGATACCCCGGCGAATACGACATACGAGGGCATCTTGAAAGGTTCGCCATTCTTCTCCACGACTATAAGTGAAGCCTTTGGTGGGCGCAGTTATGTATCTGTCGGCGAACTGTCGGTGGACAACAGTGATGGCGACAAGGACGCGTGGGTCACGAAAGCGTGGGATGGGCGTGACGCCACTATTAAGATCGGCGACCCGACTTGGGATATTGCAGATTTTAGAACAATCCTGTCCGGTGTTGTGGATCGCTTATCCATTGGCGACGATTACACGCTGACGCTAATGCTACGCGACAAGCAGAGAACGCTCGACGTTCCGATCCAGACCACGCTTATCACAAGCGGTGAGGAAACCGATCAGGTCGTGCCGCTGTGCTATGGAGAAGTGTTTAATGTCAGCCCGGTGTTGATTGATGATACGACACACGAATACCAAGTCCACGAAGGGCAGATCGAGGACATCGTTGCGGTGTATGTTGATGGATTGGCAACCACGCTGACGATCACCAAAGACCTGACGAATGGAAAGTTCACACTGTCCGGTGACCCGGCGGGAACCGTTACCGCAGACGTTAAAGGCCACAAGCCGAGCGGATCGTATAAGACCAAACCGGGCGAGATCATCCGCGCCATTGTGGACCGCGTTCTGGCTGACCCCGGCGATCTGGATACCAGTGCGTTCACTCAGTTCGATACCGATTTCAATTACACCATCGGCATCTATATCAACAGCCGCGAGAACCTTTTGGACGTATTGGACTCGGTACTTCCCGCGGGTTGGTATTACGGTTTTGACAGGGATGGAAAGTTCACCCTGGCCGAACTGCAAGACCCCTCGGGCCTCACCTCGACTCTCACTATCGACAACCTGGAGTCGCATGGCGACCTCGGCATCCAGAAGGCAGACGTTCCAGAGTGGCGGGTTCGGGTGGGCTACAAGCGCAACTGGACAACGCTGAATTTCGGTGCTGATTCCACGGTTGCCGAATCGGCTCGGCCTTGGTTTTCGGCTGAATGGAACAAGGTTGCTAAGGCTGAAGATGCCACCGTCAAAACCACTCATCTGCTCGCGCAAGACCCTGACGTATTACCAAGCAGTATCACCGGCTCGGCTAATGCCACAACCGAAGCGACCCGCTTGCTTACACTGTTTAAAAATCAGAGATACACCTACCGTGTGGGCGCGTATGTCGCGCCTCTACAGGTGACAGTCGGTTCGTGCGTAACCCTACAGGATGACCGATTCAGCCTGTCAGCGGGGAGTAAGTGCGTTGTGACGGGCATAACTGAGTACCTGTTGGATAACAAGATCGAAGTGGAACTCTGGCAATAATGGCTGACTCAAGAATCCTCGGCGCAAGCCACCTCGACGGCGTAACGCTAACCGCAACAAGCGAAGCGGGAACGTATACCGCAAGCAACCTTGTCAACGTGCAACCCGGTAAGATTTGGCGAAGCACCTCGGCAGTGGCGCAAACCATTACCGGCGACTTTGGCGAGGACAAACGGTGTACCTCGTTTTGCCTTTACGCCCACAACCTTTCCAATGATGGCACTGGAACTGTGCGGGTCACATTAAGCAACGACAGCGGCCATACCGATATCGTCTATGACACGACTGTTGAGGCGACCGACCCGCTCTATGGATGGGGCGAAGGCCCATACGGAATGGAAGGCTACGGCGGCTATTCGTCAGAAGGATGGGCGCAACCGTTTACCGTGATCTGGTTTGGCTCAACGTATGTCGCCAGATACTTCAGAGTCGTTATTACCGACACTGCGAACAGTGCGGGATATATCCAGGCGGGTCGCATCAAGGTCGGCCAACACATCGACGTTCCAGTGGTTTCTGGATATGGAATGGGGTGGACGGAACAGACCGAACTGACAAGAACAAGAGGTGGCGCACTGCGTTCTGACTCACGCGATCCGTTCCGTTACGCCAACGCCACGAGCGCGGTACTGGACAAGATTGAGGAGGGCGACTTGCTTGAAATCTTCCGCAGTGTCGGTAAGCGCGGCGATGTTCTCTGGTCAGCGTTCCCTGATGACGCAACAGCGCAGACACGGCGCAACACAATTCTTGGACGGCTGATGGATTACGGAACAGCCGACATTTCAAAGGTCGGATCGACCATCACATTTTCAATAGAGGAAGGTCTGTAATGGCTGAATCACCTACATACACATTGGCGCAAATCATAGCGTTAGCCAAGGGTACTACCAACTGGTACAACTATGCCAAGTCAACCGCTCAGCATGGCAAGAACGCACAGGACGATATATCAACCTTGCAGTCAGCCGCTTTCAGTGGCGCAACGCCGGGTTGGAATGCGGCAATAGACACACGCTGGTATGTCGTCGATAGCAGTTCTTCAACAACAACCTACACCGGCACAACCAGTCCAACGGCGACGGGTTCGGATTCTTTGTTTACTGGTTACTTCATCGTGTTTAAGGCGGCAACGACTAATACTGGCACAAGCACGCTAAACGTCGGTTCTGCGGATGGCGCAGTCAATATAAAGAAGATGTCAAGCGGTGCAAAAGCGGCACTGACGGCAGGTGATCTGGACAGTGATAATTTTGCAGAACTGATTTTTGATGGCACTGATTGGATTTTACTCAACCCGCCTGCCGCCGCACCCGACACCACAAGTCTAGAAGATGACATCGCCATCTTAGGTTTCAAGGTAGCCGCTAACGGATCACTCGCTAAATACAATCTAGTCGATCAAACCATTGATGACTTTCAGGATACCTCTGGTGTTAATGCTGGTGGATCGACTAATGAAAGTAGAAACGCTAGTAATTATTATTCGGGCGCGGTTGCTGGAACTGTCACTGGTGGAACGATTACTACTCATGGTGTTTATACAGTCCACACATTTACTGCTAATGGAAATTTCATTACTGATGTAGCAGGAACTGCCGATGTATTGCTGGTCGGTGGAGGTGGCTCAGGTGGGGGTGGTCACGCTAATAATGGGTCAGGTGGTGGCGGCGGCGCTGGGGGTGCAAGAGAGTTAGCATCTCAATCTGTTTCTGCGGCTACCCATGCCATAGTTATTGGTGCTGGCGCTACTGGAGCGCAATATGGTGCAAACGGTAATGTTTCTTCAATAGTTTTAGGTTCAACTTTAAGCGCCTCTGGAGGAGGTGGTGGGGGATACGGAACAGACGACACCTCAGACACAAGAGATGGCATAGCAGGAGCAAGCGGTGGTGGCGGCGGCATTGGAGTGACTGCCAAGGTCGGAGGGTCAGGAAACTCTGGAGGATACACCCCCGTAGAAGGTTATGCTGGTGGTAATGCGTCAGGCGCTTACAATGGCGGCGCAGGGGGTGGCGGAGGTGCAGGAGCCGTTGGAGGAGCGGCATCAGCCAGTGCCGGGGGTAATGGCGGTAATGGGATTCAGAATGCTTATCGCACAGGTTCTAATGTCTACTACGGCGGTGGTGGAGGTGGCTCAGGATACACGACACAAACTTCTGGTTCTGGAGGACAAGGTGGCGGAGGTGGCGCTGGTACGGCTGGAAGTAATACAGGAAACGCTGGAACGGTCAACACTGGCGGTGGGGGCGGTGGAGCGCATGGTGGTAATTCATCACATTGGTCTGGTGGTAGTGGTGGCTCCGGTATCGCAGTTGTTAGATATAACACAAGTACGGGATTTGTTACATATAGCGATATGACCCTAGTATCCACAACGACAACCGCGCAAGCAGCCCCAACCAAGGGCGACATCGTATTCACTTATACGAACGGCGCTGGAACAACCACGCTAGGAACTGATGTAACGGCAGAGTACAGCGCAGACGGTGGATCGACATGGACATCCATGACGCTTGGATCAGAAGGAACAACAGGCGGTCATAACATTGCAACAGCACATGACGTAGCACTTACGTCAACGTCAGGAACATCTATGGCCTACAGAATTAAAACGCTAAACCAATCGGCAAGCAAAACAACTAGGATACAAGCAGTATCTTTGGGGTGGTCATAATGAGTTATGTAGGAAATCAACCGCCCGATGAGGAACGCATGGCATCAGTAACAAGGCTTGAAGGATTGCGCCAGGCTGTAAAGACTAAGTACCCGAAATGAAAGCACTAGCCCTCACCCTGGCACTGATCGCCGCGCCTGTGTTTGCGGCAGACCCAAGCGAGCCGCCCGAAGGGATGTATCAGCAACCCGTGCGGTTACTCCTAAATTGTTTTGATTCGTTTGCTAAAGTCGTTGAGGTGCTTGCAGAACATTGGCAAGAAGTTCCAGTCCTGATGTCGCATATGTCAAAGACCAGCACCATCATCCTCTTCACCAACCGCGAGCGCACTACTTCCACCGTCGTGGTTTCCAAAGCATACAAAGACACCGAAGAGGCTTGCATATTGTGGTCGGGCGAATCTCACGACAATCCCGGTATGTCATTTTCCTTGAATCCGAATCCCGTGTTCCCGGTTGAAACCTAATATGGAAACCAGCGTACTGCTCGACTTTGCTTTTGGAGCGATCACGCTAACCGTTGCGTTTATTGTTAAACGTATCTTTGTTTTGATGGATCGACTGCAAACCGAAGATAAGGCTCTGCACGAAAGAATAACAAAAGTGCAAACCGGTTATGTGTCGAAGGCAGATTTCGAACTCGCCGTGGATCGCATCATTTCTTGCATAAACAGGCTTGAATCCAAGATGGACAAATGAATGAGAGCATCAGAACCCACAACAGCCTTTAATGAGTCGTGAAGGTAACGCAATGAAAGTATTTGACCCACATCACATCGACAAAGGCTGGAAGGCATACGCCGACCATTGGCTGAAAGCGATGCGCTTGGCTGTGATCCTTGCCGGTACTGCGTTCATCGCAATGGTTCATGCTTTCGTGCCGGTATTTCTGGTGGACACTGTCAGCCTAGTTGTGAACAGAATCTACCGTGAGTTATGGCCCGACTCTGGTTCGTCTTAATCCCTCTACCTCTGCTGAGTGGATGCGCGGCTTTAAAAACGTCTGCCGTTTCTGGAATCGGTGCGGGAGTTGGAGCGGTTGTTGGTGGGCCGCTAGGTGCGGCGGGAGGCGCAGCACTTGGCGCAGGCGCAACGTCCTTGATGACCACCGGCGTAAGCGGTGGTCAGTGTGATACGCCTGTAACTGGATTCTGGCCGCTCATGGGCCAGGTTCTCGAAACCGGAGGTCTGCTGTTGGGAGCGGTGATCTTGGTGCCGCTCATCATGGGTTATCTAATACCAAACGGATTTGAAAGAAAACGGAAAGCATAAAAGCCTCGGCGCGTTCTATCCCATCTCTCCTGTTCGCGGCCTAGCACCACCGCGTTGGCGCGCCGGGGCTTCTTTTTAATGACAACCCTCTCAATTATCAAATGGCGTGACACGATCCAAGACCCATCCTGGTCGGGGCATGAGGAGTTGGAGTGCCCGGTGATTGAAACAGTGGGTTGGGAAGTGTTTAGAGATGAGGACACTGTGAAGTTGGGGGGTACGCGGGATTCTGAAGGGAATGTTAGCGGGATAATTGCGATACCAATGGGGTGCGTTCTTTCATGCCAAACGATACAGGGCTTTTAGACTACTGCGAAACGGATACGCAACGCCGCGCAATTGAGGCGTTGATTGCAAGCGGCGGCAATAGGGTTGATGCGGCTGCTGTACTTGGAACAACCGAACGGAGTATGTATCAGATTCTTGCGCGCATACGCAAACGTGCGGCGCGCCAGGGATATTCACCAGACCACGGCATGACTCACACCGCTGCGCCAGGGTTCGCCGTCAAGGGTGTGTCAACGCTCTACAACGCGGATGGGGAACAGACAGCACAGTGGGTCAAAACAAGCGCAGATCAGCAACGCCAGGAGGATTTGCGCGAGGCGATTGTAGATGCCTTTGCTGATTGGAAAGGCAAGGGCAGGGTGGCTGCTGCGCCCAAGCACGCAGACGAGGATTTGATGACGGTGTACCCGATGGGCGACCCGCACCTGGGGGCTTACTCATGGGCAGAGGAAACCGGCGACGACTTTGATTTGAAGATTGGCGAGGCAAACTTGTGCGAAGCGGTCAAGCGTCTGGTGGCCTGTTCGCCTAAAAGCAAAACCGGCCTAATCCTAAACCTGGGCGACTTTTTCCACAGCGACACAAGCGACAACAAGACTTTACGCAGCGGTCATGCGCTTGATGTGGATACCCGGTGGGCCAAGGTCTTGCGGGTTGGGGTGAGGGCAATGATGCAGTGCATCGAGTCAGCGTGCCGCAAGCATGAAACGGTAATCGTAAAGAATCTGATCGGCAACCACGATGACCACACCTCGCAGATGCTTTCGATAGCCCTGGCATTATTTTATGAGGGCAATGACCGCGTGATTGTGGACGAGTCACCGTGCAAGTTCTGGTTTCACCGCTTTGGGAACGTGCTGCTTGGCGCGACACATGGCGATACTTGCAAGCCCCAGACGTTGCCGGGGATCATGGCGCACGATAGGGCAGAGGATTGGGGCGCAACACATCATAGGTATTGGTACACCGGGCACATTCACAATCAAAACGTGATGGAGTTCCCCGGCGTGGTTTGGGAATCATTTAGAACATTAGCAGGCAAAGACGCATGGACAGCAAGCAAAGGTTACAGGTCGGGGCGGGATATGTATGCAATCGTTCATGCAAAAGACTTTGGAGAAATAGAGAGGCATCGTGTGGATATAGCGATGTTGAAAAATGGAAATCCATCATCCTGATCACCTTGAACCCAACCCACTAAAACGCGAGAAGTTCTGCCCGGTGAAGATTGTGGTTCAGACTAAAATAGTGCGCGCACCCGAAGTGCGCCAAGAGATCATCAAATCCAAGACCAAGACCGAAGCCCTTGCCGCGCTGTTACGTTGGGCCGCACAACACGGCATCAATTCGGATACGCAACCAGGCGACGAGTGGTGGACGAAGCGCGATAAGTTGGGGGTCTAGTCGCGCTCTAATTTAATCTCTAGCAGTTCAAGCATCGCCTTGGGCATTGTGTTCTGTGAAACATTGCCATCGGCTTGCCGCCATTTCTCAACGGTAGATCGGCTCGTATGCAAAAGGTCGGCGATCTGCTGAGAAGTTAAATCGTGCCGCTTGATCAGCGCGAGTAGTTCTTTATTTGTTTTTGGCATTGATGCGCTCTTGATCTTCTCGTAGCAGTTTTGATATTTGCTTTTGAAAACTGTCGATGGCGTTGTGACAAACTCTTACACTTGCGTGATCGTTTTCAAGTTCGCGGTTTTCAATATGAAGAATAGAACCTTCATCCATCATGGTAAAAATCTCCGTCGCTTGACGGAGTGTGAATTCCAGTTTTACTTTTGCCATTTCTTTCTCCTGTTGGCCGCCCCCGAAGGGGCGGCGGTTTCGACTATTGTTTATTTGGTTTCACAAAGAAAAGGTCAGCGGCCTTGAGGCGCGCCTTGTAGCGTTCTTTGGTTTTCCATAACCCTGCCATCGCTCCTTCTAGTTCGATGATCTCTTCAATCAGTTCCTTCTTACTCGCGCTCTTTAGATCATCCATTTCAAGCCTCCCCCACATTTGTGGATTCTGTCTTTCGTACATATTGATGTGATCGACTAATGCCTTATGGTCTTTGCTGTTCATTTTCTACTCTCCTGTGTGTTGTTGTTTTCCGTTCCATTGGTGGTAACTTTACTAGCATATAGTGCTATATGCAACCCCTAAAAAAGAGGGCAGAAAAGCCCCTAAAAACGGCAAAAGTTGGCTAAACTTTAGGAAAGTTTTAGCGAGGGATTGCCAGTTGTTCGGATTCGTTTTTACAATCAAACACTTGCGCGCCCCCAAACATCTGACTTTTAATCAGGTGGTCGCAGGTTCGAACCCTGCACGGCCCACCAATAAAGCCAATAAAAACAGGCACTTATAAAAAGTGCTAGGGCATCGTTTTTTCCCACTTTAGCGGTTTGCTAAAGTTTTGCTAAAGAATGCTAAAGTGTGCCTCTACAGGAGGGAGCATGGCAAAACGCGACTTACCGCCGCGCCTACACAAGCGTGGCGCGAACTACATATATACGCCTTACGTTGACGGCAAACTGAAGTGGCACAACCTGGGGCCAGATAAGACCACTGCGTTGTCCAAGTGGGCCGAGTTGGAGGGCGGCGAAACTGGCAACAAGACTGTCGGCGATGCCCTGCACGCTTACCTTGAATCAGATGAGTTTGCGGAACTGGCAGAGCGCACCAAAGACGATTACTCGCGCTATATCCAATATCATTTGCTAAAAGTATTCGGTTCCACTTTGCTTGCAGATGTGCAGCCAAGTCATATCTCGCAGTACGTTCACAAGAAGGGGTATGTCGGCAACCGGCACCGCTCGGTGCTGTCCAACGCTTACCAGTTGGCGAACCTCAAGGGTTGGTGCGAGATAAACCCGACTGCC